ATGTGATAGCCACGGCTATTCGTCTGCTGGAACAGATTGATGCTGAATATCCTGCTGAGCAAGCAGAAAACCTTCAGCGCAAACTGCTGAATGCCATACGTCATCGGGACACTGGCAAGTTTTCAAGGTCTGTAAGGAAAACCCATGCAGATATTTGAAATCACACAGAAATCCGTGACCAACGAAGTCAATGCAGGCGCAGTGGCAGCAGCTCTGGCCAATCGAGCCCGTACGGCTGTGTTGCAAAAAGCCGGCGTAACTGATCCTGGAGACAACAGCACACCTTACGGCGACACTCGTGAACGAGCCGCTCAACAAGCTGAACCAGCCATAAAAGAACAAGCAAAAACACGGGTCAATGCTTGGCAGCAGGCCATAGCACAACTTTGTCAAAGAGAAGGCCGGGACAATGTGGCACAGCTCAGTGCCAACAGCAAAACTATCTTGATGCGCTCGCTTGTACAGCAATTGCACGATCCCATGATGCGAGGCTTGATAAGAGACTACACCACTTTGGCATCTGCTGTGAGTTCAGATCCTGACATTCAAGCTGCCGCAGTTGGCATCACACAAAGCATATCACAAGCAATCTCTGCCATCGAGCGCAATTTAAATGATGCCAGCAGCACCTGGATCGACGACGCCAAAAGTGAAGAACAACGTCAGTACAACAACTGGCTGATGTTGTGTCGCGGTGCATATCGGGCCATGGCGTTGTTGCAGTTTGAAGGCGGCAGAGACATTGCAGTCAAAGCACCAGCTCTAAGACAGGTTGCTGGCAATTGGCAGCTGGATCGACTCATGCTGAATGATGCCAATCCTGCACACAAATTGTTGATTGACATGTCCAATCAACTGGTTGCAGCCGGTGTTGCTCCCAACATCAGTATCACTCCTGGTGGTGATTTCTATGTGGGCACGTCTTTGTTGAATCCTGCTGCCCCAGCAGATCAAACAATCATCAACTTGATCAAAGCCAATTTACCATGAAAACCCTACGCACATTACTGGAAGGCGGCAACGTATTCAAAGACGCAGACGGCAAACCACTCACTGGTCGCATCAATCAAAGCGATGTGCCGGCTACTGTGGCCTGGCTTGAACAACTCACAGGCATAGAGTTTCCGCGTGAACGCTGGCTGGGATCAACAGGCAAAGCACCCACGTCAGGAGATATGGATCTGGCTGTGGACGCCAATGAGGTATCAAAAGAACAATTGGCTGCCAACCTAACACAATGGATTGTGAGCCACAAACTGCCGCCTGCAGAATGGATCAAAAAGGGCGGCGAAGTACATCTGCGCACACCCATACAAGGACGTCCTGAACTGGGCTATGTGCAAACAGACTTCATGTTCTTTCCCAACTTGGACTGGGGTACATTCTACTACAACCAAGGCGCAGGCTCGGCCTACAAAGGCATGAACCGTGCTGTGCTGATGTCAAGCATTGCCAAACACTACGGACTCAAACTAGGAGCCAATGGTGTGTTCAGCAGAGCCAGCAATCAACTAATCACAATGGATCCTGACGAAGCAGCACGTATGATTCTTGGCTCCCGAGCCACAAGAGACAATCTCAGCACAGTAGAAACCATATTTGCCGCACTAGCAAATGACAAAGACCGAGAAGTCAAGATCAAAGACTTTCGTGAATACTTGACCAAAGAAGGCCTGCCACAGCCTGATGCTGTGACGGAAAATGCAGACACACACTTTCTGGCACGTCTGCGTGATAGAATCGTAAACCAAGGCATGCAACCGCTAGTAGAACGTGGCGGCACCAGCCCTTACACCATTTACGAAGCAGCCGCAGTGGGTGTGGGTGGCAGAGCCAAGGGCATTGAGCACCTGGAAGACTATGTGTTCAGAGAAGGCACAGCAGGTGTAAAAAAAGCCCTGGCCATTGTGGCTGCGTTTAACAAAGATTCAAAAACAGCAAGTGTAAAATGGGACGGCAAACCTGCTGTGGTATTTGGCCGCAAACCCGAGACTGGTGAGTTTGTGCTCACAGATGATTCAGGATTTGGTGCTGTGGGCTATGATGGCTTGTTTACCAGCACCCAAGGCATTGCCAACAATCTATCACAGCGTGATGCCAATGCTGCTGCCAAAGGCAATCTAGCCAACCGAGTGCAAACACTGCTGCCTACCTATCAAACAGTTTGGCCGCTGTTGGAAGCAGCCATTCCTGAAAACTTTAGAGGTTATGTCAAAGGTGATTTGATGTACTGGGGTCAAACTGATGGGCCTTTGCCAGCAACAGAACAAGAGATTGCTCCCGGTGTGGTTTATAAGTCTGCTGGTCTTCTGGTGTTTAGACCCAACACTGTGACTTATAGGATTCCAGCAGACAGCACCTTGGGCCAATCAATTCTCAACAGCGAAGTTGGTGTGGCCATACACACCATGTACGAAGATGTTGGTGCAGAAAAACAACCGCTGAAAGGCGTGAGATTTAATGATGTGCCTGGATTGTTTTTGATTTTGCCCATATACGCCAAGCCTGTGGCAACAGAAAACCCTTATGTTTCCATGATCAAACAAGTGTTGCAGCAAGCTGGCCCAGCTATCAACGTGTTGTTTAATCCTGCTGAACTACGTGCAATGAAAATAACTGATTTTGCCAAACTGGCAGTGGATTATATCAACCGACGGGTTGACCCCATGGACCAAGCCTACACAGGAAATTTCAGTGACCTGGTTCCTGGATTTGAGGCATGGCTACAAAGAACACAAACTGCGCAAAAATACAGCAATATACAACAGTATCTTGACAGCCCTACTTCCAACAGAGGTGCATTACAAGCAGCCTTTGTGTTGTTTGAACTACTGCACGATCTCAAACTAGACCTACTGGGCAAGTTAGACCAACAGGTGCCTGGCAACGAAGGATGGGTGTTTGCTACTGATGCAGGCTACGGCAAAGCAGTAAATAGATTTGACTTTAGTGCCAGAAACAAGGCTAGAAATAATCCGCAACAGGCGTAATTTTTACCGATTGTATAAATAAAAGCAGGTCCTACAGGACCACTTAACTTTAAAGGAAAAAATCATGGCAGTATTTACAAAAACAAACGGAACCACACAACCAGTATTTGCACTGGACGTGGCAAACGGTTCAATCGCAGGAACAGCAAACGTTGCGGCCCAAGGCCCAGTGATGTTGTCTGGCCCACAACTGCAATTTTTCTCATTGACAGCCAACGCTGCCCTTACCAATGCTGGTAACGTCAACGGTTACTTGAACAATGTGTTGCAAGCAGTTCAACAAACCAGCACAATTGCTTTCTATCAAGCAGGTGCAACAGCTGGTCAAATCAACTTGGCTATCTACCCAGCCGGTGCTTTCACCACAACTACCTTGGTTACCGCTGCTCAAACAGCTAATGCCACAGGTGGCTTGAACATTGGCATCCCAACTGCCAACGTCAGTGCAACTGCCAGCTTCACTAACCTGTAATCAGTTTAGTCTCAATCAAACCCTGGACGTAAAAAATCCAGGGTTTCTTTTTGGCATTAAATATGCACATAATGAAAGTCTTGTGCCGCACCCTTTTTGATTGTACCTACACTGGTATCACAGGACATCTCCGCCCACAGCATTTGCCATTCACTACCAAAACAGGCCTGGTGATTGACACTGCCGAACAATGGAACCGTGCTAGAAATCAGCAACGAAACTGGGAAAGTTTGTTGCAAATAATGAGCCTGCGAACACAGCCCATGAATGTTGTGCCACCCACAAAACACACTGACGGCTGGCATTTTGCGTTTGAAGTCGAAGCCGAAGGTGTGCTTGGCAGCAATTTCGGCAGTGATGAATTAGATGGACTTGTTGGCGACTGTGAAGGTGTGCCCATGGTCACAGGGCTGGATGAAGCAGAACCCGTTGCTGCTACCTTGCATGCTCGGGGTGCCAATCAGAACATTTGGTTCTCAGCCATAAATACGCCATTGGAGCCTGACCATGGTTGATACCACTGATATTGAAAAGAAAAGTCTTGAAGCCCACGTTGAACTGTGTGCAGAACGTTATCGCATGCTGGAACTCAAGATAGAAACAGTGGAAAATGAAATCTCAGCGGTCAAGCACATGGTGACCGAAGTGCATGGCATTGTGCGCCAAATGGGCGAAAAGCGCAACGACCAGCTGATTGCTTGGGGCATAGGCATCATAGGCACACTGTTGGCCCTGGTAGGCTGGCTCACAGCCCATTACATTCAAACACTATGACCCGTGAACAAAAATTAGAACGCTTTGCCGAGCGTGAACTCAAACGTGTGTACACTGAACTCATAATAGATGATGAACAAGGTGGCTATGTTGCGTTTGGGCGTTATCATTTACAACCAGACTCAGCCGGCTTTGCAGTGTATCACAGTGACGATCTTGTGAGCCGATTCAGCAGCAAACGAACTGCCATGAGCTGGTGCGTGGCTGACAATGCCAAACAATACAACCTGGCTAGAACTATACAGATTCTAGACAACAAACAACAGAGCTTGGCAGCTGACATACACTGCCGCCGCAGCCAAGCTCAACGCAGTGTTAAATCACAGTTTTCTGAAACTGTAATGACCAAGCTGTCAGTGAAAATTCAACGCTATCACAGTGTTCAGACCGAACTGGAAAAATGTATAAATTCGGCTAAATATCTACAACTAAAAGGATTCGCAAAATGAAACTGCAAGAACTAGCTGCACCCAAAGTCAGTAAACAAATCACTCGTGTGTTCGAAAGCTACTTTGGATCAAGCATCAACTTTGATAAACTATCTGGCTCACAGGCTAACACAATGCTGCACAAGGTACGTGGACTGCTGGGCGAGCATCGTGACACCACAGCACGATATCAAAGCGAGCGTGATCCCAGCTATTTGAAACTGGTCATGATGGAACAGGCCCTGGCCACTCGTGTGCGGGAAACACGACCCGAAACACCACAACGAGCAGCCGTGGCTAGAGATATTGCTGTGAGAAACATTGCAGATCCCAATCTAGAACGAGCAGTAAACAAAGGTGCCAGAGGCATGGGACTCACACCTGATGAAGGTCGCACAGTGGCCAACAAGATCCTGCAAACTGAACAACGTCTGCGCAGAGCATATCGCACTCTCAAAGAGTCCGAAGTGCAACAAGCACAAGTGGTGTTGGCAGCTCAAGACATGGTTGATCAAATGCAAAAAATGATTGAAGATACCACCAGCATGCAATTCAAAGAATTGCCAGCCTTGGTTGACAGCATTCGCAATCAAGTTGGCATTGACCAAGCCACACAATTCAACACTGATGTTTCTGGCGCACTGTCAGGACTGGTACAAAATTTACAAGGCGCCAAACAACAACTGGAAACTGCCTTGGGCGTGGTCACAGGACAAACACCTGCACCAGTGCCTGGTGCAGATCTAGCACCAGATGCAATGGCTGCCGCAGGCCAAATGCCTGGAGGCTTA